CGCTGTCCGAGATAAGCGCAGGCGACTGGACGACGCGGTTGACGAACTCCGGCAGCGGTATGACAACCGAATCATTTATCCAGCTTGCCTGCACGGGCAATTGCCGATCGCCCAGGATCGCTGCGAGACAGTGCCGATGCCCAGCCCGATGTACCAATGAGGATGTTGTTTACAATAGATAAATCCTGTTGACAGGAACGTGTTTCAAGAGTATATTGTAAACAATTGCTCAGCGAATTATTGATTGTTAACAATCCGCGAGCGATGTGAGCGGATAGCGATTGTAAACAGGAGGGAGCTAGCATGAGAAGTTTCGGCTTGAATGTAGAATACAATGGAGACCACTATGTTGCCTTATGTGGCGAATGTGCTAAACAATATGCCATAGGCGAGATGGCCTGTGAATTGATGCGTTTACGTCCCGCTGATATAAAGGATATTCTTGTCGAGGCAGATCATTTTGACGATCCTCTTGATAAGGATCAAATCAATGCTTTGCTATTCTGGTTCCGGGATAAACTCTTATCAAAGTATCCGCTTGTTGTCGGAGAAATGATTTCAATTGACTTCATGAATAAGACAATCGAATACTTTACTACAGATAAAGAAAAGCAGCGTGACTGGATTAACTCTTGCTTACCCGAAAACAAGGAGGATTCTGTAAGTAAATACATACTTGAAGGAACGCATTATACAGATTACGGAGACACTACAAATGGTCAGTTTCTTCTTACGCTTTGTTACAACGTTTCATTCGAGTACTGTCTTTTCAAAGGAGCCTTCCTCTCGTTTGCCAAATCTGACGAAAGCCCTGAAGACTTGAAACAAGCAGAACGTCTGCTTGAAATGTATGGAGCACAGGATAATGTCCAGGACATCGAATTTAGGATCATGGGATACGATGGTCGATTTAATTCGGTATACACCATCAAGTCGTTCTTCTCCCTGCTTCTGTTTGAGATGGCGCACATCATAGATGAAGGTGTTAACATTGTAAAATGTAAGAATTGTGGTCAATACTTTGTTCCCCTTAAGCGTTCCGATACCCGCTATTGCAATTACCCTTCTCCGGAAAACCCGGAAAAGACATGCAAGGAAATCGGTGCTCAGAAAGCCTGGGCAAACAAGGAAAAGACCGATGATACTACCCGAGAATATCGGAAGGTGTATATGCGGTACAAGATGACCGTCAAGCGCCATCCTGATAATCAAGAAGCCCAGCAGAAACTGGATCGCCTGACTGATGGGATCAAGGAATGGCGACAAAAGCTCGATGCTGGCGAGGCAGGCACAGCGGATTTCATGCGCTGGCTGGAAGAATTCTGATGAATCGCACGAAAGGAGTTCTATAATGACCGAACGCAGTCCACAGAGCAGTTACCAACTAAAGCCATCACGGCAGGTCATGGTGCCAGCAGAAGATGCTGATATGATCCGCAAGGTTCACCGGATACTCAAGGCCGGAAAGAACGTGGAGATAAAACAAGACACCAACGGGCACACCAAGGTGTTCAAGGTCTCTAAGGAGATCGCACAATAGAATAGAGTGTGAAACAGCCACTCGCCGACAGCCAATTGGGGTTGTCGAAGGGCCAATCGGGGCCAGAGATAATGAGGTTATTCCTCTATCTCTGGCCCCATTTCTTATTTCGGTGATTTCAGCCGACGGGCTGTCATCATAAAAAACTATCTCAAAGCCTGAGATGCGCATTAAGGCGGCGGGATGCATACGGAGTCCAGAAACGGTACAGCCGTTTCAAAACCCCGATGCACCCACCGTGCCTTGCTATGCCCTTTTCAGGAGCAGCCGGTCGGAGACGGTGTATCGCTGACCGGCTCTTTATGTGTCCCTCCGCTGAGATGTCCAGGCGGAAAGGACACTCATGGAAATCAAGGTTCGCTATGAAAATCAGGTCACTACCATTCAGGTTCCCGAAGAGGACTTCACTGTCATGATCGAGATGGACTACCAGGAACGCTGCGCCGCTGCCGACGATCCCGCTTCTATCACGCGGCGCACACCTCAGGAGATTCTGGACACGGAAATCAACCGCCCTGACTACAACAACTGGCACCGCCATTGGAGACACACAGATGGGGATGCAATCCCGCCTCGGCTGGATCACAAAGCAGGCTTTCTCTCCCGCAATCAGGATGATTCGGGTGAGCCTCATCACTATACCGTTGAAGATTTCCCGGATGTTGCTGGCCCGCTCCGCCAGTTAAAGGAAGAAAGCTACGAAGAGACATGTGCGCTTGTTCGCCGGGTGCTTAAGCCCTCCTATGCCGATATGGTTATTGCCATTCATATCGACGGCATGAAGATCGTGGAATACGCTGCTCTGATCAGCGACAAACCGGATAACGTTTCTCATCGTCTGCGCCGGGCAGAAAAAAAGCTGAAAGATTTTTTTGAAAAACGTCTTGTTTGACCCTCTCCCGTGGCAACGGGATGGGAGGCACAAAAAATCAGCCTTCCGGGGAGGTGAAGAACATGCAGCACAACCTGCGAATTAGCGTGACCCGCCATCCGGATACCGGCGGCGTGGTTGCCATCCGGAGTGTGTCTATCCGGGAACGATTGCTCCGATTCCTTCTTGGAGAAAAGCGGAAGCTGACAATCCTGGTTCCGGGCGACACGGTCAGTGGCATCGAGATCAGCGACATTCATGATGGAGGTATGGAACGTGAGACTGTACGAGGTTAACCAAGAAATCGAGAACCTGTTGGAAGCGCTGGAACCTGATCCTGAGACCGGCGAGATTCCGGCGAACGAGGACGAGATCATCGCCCAGATCAATACCCTGGCCATGAAACGGGAAGACATTCTGTCGTACCTGGCCAAGCTGGCGCTGGATGTGAAGGCATCTGTTCATGCGATGAAGGCTGAAGAAAAGCGGCTGCATGACCGCCGCCAGAGCATGGAGCACAGGCAGGAACGCTTGATTTCCATTCTGGATCGGGAATGCGGTGGGCAGAAAACAGATCTCGGTGTGGCAACTCTCTGCTACCGCAAGAACACACGTGTTGAGGTCAGCGATGAAAAAGTCGCCATCGACTGGCTGAAAAAGACCGGTCATCACGACTGCTATCGCCAGCCTGATCCGGAGATCTCCAAGCTATATGTCGGCAAACTGCTGGACGCTGGTGAACAGGTGCCCGGCGTAGAACGCGTCACAGGCATTTCCTGCTACCTGCGCTGAGAAAGGAGAAACACATGCTGAATATCACATCCGGGCGGGTTGCCCGCCCGCAAAAGCTGGTGCTGTACGGCGTGGAAGGTATCGGCAAAACCAGCCTCGCCGCGCAAACACCGGAGCCCCTCTTTATCGACACGGAAGGCGGCACTGCACATTTGGATGTCCGTCGCCTTCAGAAACCCGCAACCTGGGACGAACTGATTGCCCTGATCAAGGAAGTCGCAGCGACTCCGGAGGTATGCCGGACGCTGGTCATCGATACCGCTGACTGGGCTGAACAGATGTGTATCGACTTCATCTGCGCCAAGTATAAGCAGCCTGGCATCGAGAGCTTTGGCTACGGCAAGGGCTACACCTATTTGGCAGAGGAATTTGCCCGTCTGCTCGCTGCCTGTGACGAGGTAATTCTCTCCGGCAAAAATGTCGTGATCACTGCTCACGCCAAGATGCGAAAGCAAGAGCTTCCTGATGAGCAGGGTGCTTTTGACCGCTGGGAGTTGAAGCTTTCCAAGCAGACGGCACCGCTGCTGAAGGAATGGCCGGATGCGCTGCTGTTCCTCAACTTCAAAACTCTGGTCGTGGCGACGGAATCTAATACGCACAAGGCACAAGGCGGCAAGCGCGTCATGTTCACCAGCCATCATCCGTGTTGGGACGCAAAGAACCGCCATGGTCTGCCGGAAGAACTTGACCTGAGCTATGCCAGTATCGCGTCGATCTTCGGCGACGCGCAGGCAGCACCCAGGATGGCGTCCGCAACACAGACACAGCCTTCACCGAGCGATCCTGTGCAGCAGGCTCAACCGCTCCCAACTGTAACGCCGGAAACACTGTCAATTCTGACAGGCTGGATGGATCAGAAAGGAATTAAGCCCGAGGAGATCCAGACGCTGGTAGCCCAGAAGGGGCATTTCCCGCCGGAAACCCCGATTGATCAGTATCCCGAAAAGTTTGTGCGCGGTTGGCTCATGCATAACTGGTCTCAGGTCGTGGCGACCATCGAGGCCAATCCTGAACACACACCCTTTTGAGGAGGTAAAGCAATATGGCACTTGACAACAACATCATGGATTGGGGCGACACCATTGAAAACGACGGTCAGGAGTTCGTCGTCCTTCCCGAAGGTGATTACACCTTCACTGTGACCAATTTCGAACGTGGCCGTTTCCCCGGCAGCGCCAAGATCCCGCCCTGCAACAAAGCGACTTTGACCATCCAGATCGACAACGATAAAGGGAGCGCCAATGCCCGCTTTGATCTGATCCTCTATCGCACCCTGGAATGGAAAATTGCTTCCTTTTTCCGATGCATTGGCCAGAAGAAGCATGGCGAGAAAGTCACCATGGACTGGAACAAGGTTGTCGGTTCCCGTGGCCGGGCGCACATCAAGCCCCGCTCCTATACCAAGGATGGCGAAGAGCGCCAGGTCAACGATGTGGATCGTTTCCTGGACTATGACCCTTCAGTCGCCTTTGTTCCGGTAAAGAATGAGGAGCTGCCCTGGGGCAACGGAGGATTCTGATCATGGCAATTGAGCTCAGACCCTATCAGGCTGAAGCGAAGGATGCCATCCTGCAGGAATGGTCGGAAGGCCGGAAGCGGACGCTTCTGGTCTTGCCGACCGGCTGCGGAAAGACGGTCGTCCTTGCAAAGGTGGCTGAGGATCAGGTGGATCACGGCGGGCGTGTGCTGATCATGGCGCATCGCGGTGAACTGTTGGATCAGGCTGCTGACAAGGTAAAGCAGGTAACTGGAATCGACTGTGCCTATGAGAAGGCAGGAGCTTCCTCCCTTGGAAGCTGGATGCCGATTACCGTTGGTTCCGTCCAGTCCTTGTGTCAGGAAAAGCGGCTGCAGCAGTTTCCTTCGGACTACTACTCCTCCGTGATCGTCGATGAAGCACACCATTGCTTATCCGACTCCTATCAACGGGTACTGGAACATTTCAGTGCTGCCAATGTACTGGGCGTCACCGCGACGCCTGACCGTGGCGATATGCGCAACCTGGGCCGCTTCTTTGATTCCCGCGCTTACGAATACACGATGTCACAGGCTATTCGGGATAAATACCTGTGCCCGGTAAAGGCTCAGATGATCCCTCTGAAACTGGATATCAGTGATGTGGGCATAAGCAATGGGGATTACAGCGCAGGCGAGGTTGGCACGGCTTTGGAGCCTTACCTCCGTCAGATCGCCCATGAGATTGCCGAAAACTATGCCGATCGTAAGACCGTCGTTTTCCTGCCGCTCATACACATTTCGCAAACTTTTTGTGATCTGCTGAACGAGATGGGCATTCCCGCCGCCGAGGTCAACGGCAATAGTGCTGACCGCGCTGATATTCTTCGAGATTTTGAAGCAGGCCGTTATTCCGTGCTGTGCAATAGCATGTTGCTCACCGAGGGCTGGGACTGCCCGGCGGTGGACTGCATCGTTATCCTCCGCCCGACAAAGGTGAGAAGTCTTTATCAGCAGATGGTGGGACGCGGTATGCGGCTTTATCCCGGCAAAGAGGAACTGATCCTGCTGGACTTCCTCTGGATGACAGAGCGGCATGACCTGTGCAGACCTTCCTCCCTGATTTCAAAGGACGCGGAGATTGCCGCCAAGATCGACAGGCAGGTCATGGATGCCCCCTACGGTGTGGACATCATGGATGCCGAGGAGCAGGCAGAAAAAGATGTACTTCAGGAACGGGAGCAGGCTCTGGCAAGGCAGCTGGCTGAAATGCGTCATCGGCAGCGGAAACTGGTAGATCCTCTGCAGTACGCGATGTCCATTGCAGCAGAAGACCTGGCCAATTATGTACCGACCTTTGCCTGGGAAATGGCACCGCCGTCACAGAAGCAACTGCAGTTTCTGGAAAAGCGCGGCATCTTTGCCGAATCCGTGGAAAACATGGGCAAGGCCCGACTTCTGATCGACCGGCTA